GTGATATTCACAGGGCCTTACTGCCTTAGAATGACAGGGTTTGGTAGATTCTTTACAGGGTTCGGAGTGTTCGCAATGATGAATATGACGACTAATTTAATGATAATTGGTATGGGGTAGGTGATGAGTGAGCGGACTCAATACAGAAGCAAAATAGATGAGATAGTTTGTAAATCCGGATTATCTGGGTCTTCTATAGCCAGAGAGATGGGCATTACAACAAATAGAATTATAGCGCTTAGACGCGCAACCGACCACAGTATATCAATTGATGACGTCTCCTCTTGCGAGGCGGCAATCGTACGGTTAGGTGGAATAGTTCAAAGCAAATCCGACGATGATATTGAAAAACTTAGATTTCACCTGGGTAAAGTTACGGAAATTATTGACAGGATAAAGAGGGCGTGAATGACTAAGGAATATATAACTCTGCAAGAGTACGATGAGAGGCATACTTGGCCGACTATTCATGGGCTTAGACATTTAATAAGAAACATAGAAACGAACGGCCTTGGAGAAACAGATATTATCGCCAGGGTTGGACGAAGGATATTAATTGACGAGAAGGGATTTATGGAGTGGGTAGGGAAGCGAAGGAAATGAAAGAAAAAGAAAGGCTGTCTAAAATAACAAACCTTGATGAATTAATGGACACCATAACCGAAGGAGATATGAGCGCCCATTTGGTTTATACGGCGATGATTAAGGCGTGGGACATTGGTTATGTTGACGGATATGAAGATGCGAAAGAGGCAGAAAAAGACGCATCCTTAAGATGGTTAGAGGATTAAAAAGGAGGTTAACGTGCTCGTTCTTACCCGGAAAGCAGGGCAAAAGTTACTGATAGGTGACGATGTGGAGATTATCTTCTTAAACTCGTACGAGGGTCAGTTTAAGGTAGGGATTGACGCACCCTTAAGCGTTAAGATTTTAAGGAGTGAGATAAAGAAATATCCAGAGAAATTTAAAGGTGTAGAGTTATCCACAAATTCTGAGGATAAGCCTGTGGAAAACAAGGTAAATATATATTACAAGACCAAAGTGAAGCCATGGAAAGATGTGTGAGCTCTACGGTTGAGCGATTATCATCACGTCGTGTTTTAATTGCTTCCATCTTGAATAGGATTCGCTGAAATTGGGTGAATCCATCCAGTCTGAGGCTCTTGCGCTAGACTCAACAACAGTTAAATCGCTAACTTTAATTATCTCTTCAACCAGCCACATTTTATAATAAAATTCATCCCCCATAAGCTTTCCATTCCTCGTTATTTGACTTCATGTTATTAGAAGTGCAATTTGGAAGTAAGAAACAAATCGGACTTTAACATGTTTAAGTTAAGAAAAATAAAGTGGAGATGGCTCCCTGCTGATATTTTAATCGGCTTAGATGTTTTACAAAACACAGTAAACCATACGGCTTATGACGCAATCGGAGGGTACCTAGGTTGCGACCCAGCCTTTATAAACTCCATAACCTCGATGATTGAACTTGCTCGATTCGTAATGCTGGCTCATAACTCAAAACCTTAGCTTTTAAAAATTACGCCCTAATATTTTTTTAATTTCGCTTATAGCAGCGTCTCTGCCTTTAATGTGGCTATATTTTTCGTGCTCATTGTCGTGACGGCTTGTGTTGTTTTTTGATTCAGGTTTTTCGATTGAATCATGAAGATTTCCTTGCTTATGAAGCTTTGTTGCATGTTTATAGTTTTTTGAAAACTCTGGGAGCGTTGATTTTCTAGGTTCTATTCTCATCCTCCACGCTCCTGTGGCAGCCCATGCGTGACGCACAGAGGGGTGACTCCATTCTTTCTCTGTCTGGCATGGGTGACTATTCCGGCAAGCTTGGTCGTAAGCATCCTCTAGTCGCGGGTATTCGCCTGAGAAAGAAAAATCTTCATTCCACTGAAGGAATTCTTTTAGTCTAGGGGTGTAAATTGGAGACTCTAATCTTGTGTTTTTAATTCCCGCCTCACATTGCTTGATATCCGTTAGCCCTAAGTCGCTAAAAGCGATAATCCATTGCGTTTTCTCGAAAGATAACTTATTTGCATCTGAATATTGCTTCTCAAACCCCCTACAAACTCCAAAGAAGTACTTAAACAAAGAGTTAACCACCTTAGTGGACATAGGGCATAGGTTTGAATTTTTCGTCTCACCAGCGCCTTTTATTGGGTCTGATTTATTTATGAAATCTGAAATATGCTTTGTCATTATGCGTTACCCACTGAGTCAAACGTCCAGTTACTTGAAGAATTACTCTTGACCGAGCTCTGGATGTCATCTGCCCACCTCTCTTGATTTAAGTAGGTTTTTGGGTCTGGCGCATAACCACGTAACCATGAATCGTCATAATTAACTTGACGCACTAACTTTTCGATTACTTCTTTTGCTATTTCATCCATATTTTTTTTATTCCATAAATCTAGACATACCTTCCTGGCTTTCTTTTTCGGGTAAATATGCCAAAACTTAATAAACAACCCACTCTCCCCCTTGGGGTGGTGGTTTTTATTTTTGGGATTGGTGCCTGTTGCCCTGGGATTGGTGCCCATTGCTCTAGGGTTGGTCCCTTTCTGTCTCGGAGTTAAATTTTTATTATTTTTTACTTGGACTATAGGGGCGTTTGTATCTTTTTCTTTTATTTGTATATTTCTTTCCTTTGTATGTGTCGGATTCACCAGGAGGTGGGTTTTACCAGAAGTAGGATTCTCAGGAACCTGGTGCTCACCACATGACGGATTCTCAGGAACCTGGGAGTAAAGTTCAGTTTCCCAGTGGGTTATATGTCCTTTCTCGTCTCTCACTGACCTCTTATTATACAGCTTTGCCTCTTTCAGTATATTTAAGCATTTCCGCACGTAGTCGCGACCTCTTTTAAACCTTTTCATAATGTCTTGTTCTTGTACAATCCAATCCTCTGGTTTGCTAGCAAGATATAAATAAATTCCAAGCGCGGAATCATTAGGTATCGCTTCAATCGTTTTATTCCATACTCGAGTATATGGCTCGACGTTTCCTTTGTGCTTCAAGTAACTTGCTTTCTCTATGCTCACTTATTTCTCCTGTTATTAACCCCCCTTTCCGTGGGGTATTAGTAAAACTTAGACGATAAAAATACTACGATTTCTCGCATAATTATTTATCTTAAAGGGTTGATGTATAAATTTTGTGTGATATACTTTGAACATATTTAACGCACCTCTTTTGTGTTAAGTGTACTCACCTCGCCATGATGGTCGGGTGGGTGGTAACAACCGCTCTCTTAAGCGCTGTTACTTTTGACCGCTCCCCTTACCCGTAGATTGGTTGGGAGCTGTCAATATCCTCACATTACTTTAAATACATAAGAAGATCAAACACTTACAATGACTTTATTTCAGGCGTAAAAAAGCCCTGGAATGAGCAGGGCAGGAGGGTCGAGAGTAATATTTTACCAATTACCTTAACCTTTTCATTCGACTGTATCAACTTCATTTACAACTAAACTCTCTTTAGGTTTCTCATTCTCCTTTCCGCTGAGTGCTGCCGAGCGAGATAACCACATACACGACTCTTGTAGATGTCTCATTGCTAAGGTTTTCTCGGCGTTCGGACCTAGTTCTTTATTAAGCGTTACCCAGAACCTTTCGTAACTTGCCTGTATTTCTCCAATTACACTTGCCGTTTTACCGTCCGTATGTATCTTTCTAAAAAGTGGTTTGTAAGCCATTATGAATCCTTAGTTTGTATTTTTTATGTCTGAGATGGCATCTAGATGGTTTAGTCGTCTGGCTATCTCTTCGCGCTGTGAGTTCTTTAGCGGCTTAACGTGTCCCAACTCACCTAAGTCAACGTCACTACCGTGAAGGGCCATGATGAATGCTGTATAGAGCTCTTTTATAAAGAAACTGCTGCTTGCTTTTGAGTTATTCATGAAAAAAGTTTCATGGATATTTAATCCTCTCCCAATAAAGAGGTTTTTTAATCCATTTCTCAGGAAATACTCATAAGAAAGCAAATGACAAATCATCACGATGATTTACAATCAAACAAACTTTACACAACACCCCACATTTAGGCTATAATCATTAGTAATACACCCGCCAAGCTTCTATTGACTACGGTCGAAAGCTCAAATCGCGCGGGTTTTTTTATACCTAAAATCAGGTGACCCGTTGTGACAGTCTTCACCAAACCAGCAATTCCTCCGATACAACAGTTAGAACTTCTTAAGCAACGTGGATTAACTATTTTTGATGAGCCTCGCGCATTATGCTTTCTTGAAGCCGTTAGCTTTTGAAGTAAAACCCAACCTCTGAACAATCCTCGTCTCGCCTTACGCTTGTGACGTTCGTGGAGTTAATCAGCTCTTTAACCTCATTTTTCTTGTCATAAATCTCAATCCACATGTTTCACCGCCTTAAGTTTCTTTTTCGTTGCAATCTCAATTCTTTGTTGAGTTGAGAACGGTATGTGTCCAATCTTATTCCAGTAATTATACGTACTTCTACATAGGTATAATTTTCGCATTGCTTCTGCCCAGTTTCCCTTGAAGTGATTATGTACTTCATTAATTGTCATAAGTCCCCCTGTTTTTATGTGTTTATTATGTCGTAATTTATGTATAATGTCTATGGGTTTGGAGTAACAACAATAGGATGAATATGAAATTTAAAGACGGGGAGCATTCGATATCAATCGATGACTATCACTTCTCAGGCGGGATATCGAGAAGTAGCTTAATGTTGATGAACAAGACGCCATATCATTATTGGTATGAGAATGAATCAGGGCAAGCAAAGCCAAGGACGGCAACCCCAGCAATGATTCTAGGTGAGTTAGTTCACACGCTATGTTTAGAGCCTGAGTTTTACGATGATAGGTTTGCGGTAGGTCCGGACATCAAGAAAACAACAAAATCAGGAAAGGAAGCCTGGGCAGAATTTGAATCAGAACTTAAGGGAAGGGAGTCTATTAAGGTTTCAGAATATGAAAAAGCGCAAGCTATGGCTTCTTCATTTAGGTCTGAAGCGGTTTGCTCCTCAGTTATCCAAGGCGCTAAGTTTGAGAAATCAATATTTTTTACCCATGAGTCTACGGGATTGCAATGCAAAGCACGCCCTGATATTTGGAAGGGCTCAGTAATTGGTGATTTAAAAACAACTGAAGATGCGGGATTACGTCAATTCCAAAATAGCGCACATAAATACGGATATTTTATCCAAGCAGGGATGATGAAGCAAGCTATCGCTAGTTTAGGTGAAAGCATGGAGATGTTTGCTTTTCTTTGTATTGAGAAAGACGCCCCTTATGCTGTAGGGGTTTATCCAATTAGCGCTGAAGCGCTGGATTATGGTTCTAATTTGTTTGATAGCCTAATGCGAAAACTTAAAGAGTGCAAAGACTGTGGAAGTTGGCCCTCATATCAGACGGAAGAGCTTCAATTACCGGGATACCTAAAGGAGAGCAACGAATGAAAGAAATAGAAAGCGTTATCTGCCCAGAAACAGGCGCAAGAATTTATCCGAACGATAGAGTGTATGGTAGTTTTGATTTAAAACCTGCGGGGGCTAAAAGTAAAACGCCTGAAAAAGTAACTCAACGTGATGGAAACATCAAAAGCAGCTTGTTTTCTGTTGAGAACTTCGAGCATTACATGAATGTAGCTACGCAGCTAGCCAAAAGCTCACTGGTACCGAAAGGAATGCAAGGAAAGCCCGCTGATATCTTAATCAGCATGGAAATGGGGCTTCAAATCGGCATACCAATGATGCAGGCGGTCCAAGATATTGCAGTTATAAATGGCAAGCCAACAATGTATGGTGATGGACTTTTAGCTGCCGTCCAAGGACACCGAGATTATGAATGGATTAAAGAAACTATTTCTAAGGATTCTGGAGATAATCGCTGCGCCATTTGCGTCATCAAAAGAAGAAATCATGAAGAAAGAGCGGTCCAGTTCAGCGTAGCAGACGCAAAGAAAGCTGGATTATGGGGAAAGCCTGGCCCTTGGTCTCAGTACCCCGATAGAATGTTGCAAATGCGAGCCCGTGGTTTCTGTATTCGCGATTTATTCTCAGACGCTTTGCGAGGCATTAAAACAGAGGAAGAAGTGAGTGATTATATTGATGGTGAAGTTAAGTATAAATCCAATGCTGTTCTCGATATGCTGAAACCTAAGATGATAACGGAAGCTCAGTTGAGTACCATTCTAGATTTAATTAATTCATCAGAAATGAACGAAGATAGAGTATCTAAAGCTAAGACGCACTTTGGCGTCTCTAAGTTTGAAGAACTAACTGAAGGTCAATCGAATGAGTTTATTTCTATTTTAAATAAAGGGGTTTCAAAATGAGTTACTTTGAAAAAAGCGCTCTAGCACTTATGTTTATCGGTGTGACTTTTAGCGCTGCAATTCTTCTGTCATCAATCTCAACTAGGACTGATATCCGTGCGTTTATTAATGATTTATCTATTTCTGACATCGAAACCCCCCGTGATTTTGTAGTTCAAACAGGCTCCGGTGATGAGTGAGGTTGATGAATTAGGGGAGATGAGTGACGTTGAGTATAAGTTAATTCAAGAGCTTGTTTTAAATGTTGGTAAACTCAGTACTTCTTTGATTCAGGTTTCAGACTCCATTGATGATGTAAGATCTTCTGTCGATAGAGTATGGAGAAGGGCAGAGGATTAACGAGCGGGCCCTTTTTGGGCCCTGTCTTTCTTGTGTTTATAGAATTTACTTTAAGCGAAAAACTCACCGCAATATTCGCACTTGCATTTCCCGTTAAGAGATTCTTTTGGGTCACATATATTACCCGCTTCATCGTAGAAGCATAAATCCCATTTGTGCGAGCATGAATTTTCTTTTTCTGGTTTAGGTGTTAAGCAGGCTTTTTTGTACTCCATTCTGCAAATGCCACTCCAGTACCTTGCTTGGGCCTCAGAAAGCGCCCTTGATGAGCTGTAAGTGAAGCATTCCATGATTGAGTTTGTGTCGGTCTCAATAATTACGTCGCCGTATTCATCTTTGTAAATGTCATTTATTTTTGATTTGCAAATTACAGGGAAAGGGCTTAAATTGCTGTGTTCTGCGTAATAAATAACATCGCCTATTTTGTACGTAGAGTAAGGAGTTGCTATGCCCGTAAGGTGCTTAATTAAGCAATCAATTTTCATGTGCTCTATTCTTGTTTCTCCGAATTGGCAGCTAAACTCAGGCTCCCTATCTTCTCCCATGAAAACTATAGATATATTATAGTTGTCGCTTATATTATCTACAATAATCTTATGAGCGTATTTTAGTTTTTCGTAATCAATCACCTTAAAATCTCCTTTTTATAATAAAATAACCATAAATTACTTCAACTAATCCATTTGAAAATCATCAGCCCGCCCGCTATTGCTAAAGCCATAGGAGTAACCATTAAGATTAATGTAAGGGGTATTACTAAAACCCTTAAAGCGACGACAATAACTCTTCTACCTTTCATCACCTACCCCATACCAATTATCATTAAATTAGTCGTCATATTCATCATTGCGAACACTCCGAACCCTGTAAAGAATCTACCAAACCCTGTCATTCTAAGGCAGTAAGGCCCTGTGAATATCAC